GGCGTTCAACACCAACGGCTACGCCCGCTTCGGCAGCTTGTCGGCCCCGACTAACACCACGGCCGGGGACGTGACGGGAATCCGGTTTTTCGGAACGTCGGTCAACTTGGTCACCATCACCCAGCCGGCCGCCGGCTCGACCCTGACGATCCTCAACGGCAAGACGTTCACGGTCAACAAGTCGATCACCCTCGACGGCACCGACTCGACGACGATGACGTTCCCGAGCGTCTCGGCGACGATCCCGCGGACCGTGGCGAGCGGCGCGAAGGCGCTCGCGACCGGCGCGATCTCGTCGGCGACCTGCACGTCGGCGCAGACCGCGAGCGCGACCGGAACGCTGACGAGCGACGCGATCGAAGCGACGTTCAGCGCCGACCCGACCGGGACGGTCGGCTACCAGGCGGCGACGACGGGCATGCTGACGATCATGGCCTACCCCACGGCTGACACGGTGAACTTCAAGGTCTGCAACAACACCGGCTCCTCGATCACGCCGGGGGCCGTGACGCTCAACTGGGCCGTGCTCCGATGACGAAACGCCTCGCCCTCGCCGCGGCTCTCGCGCTCCTGGCGGCCGCGCCGGCCGCGCCGCAGTCGGTGTCGTTTCCGGGGCCGGGCCTCGGGGCTCCGACCGCCTGCAACACCACGCTGGTGTTCCTCACGACCACCGGGGCGAACACCTGGCTCAACAACACCGGCTGCGCGACGTTCCAGATCGACTGCGTCGGCGGCGGCGCATCGGGGGCCGGCGGTCCCGCCGCCTCGAACGGTCGCCCCGGCGGCGGCGGCGGAGGCTGGACCAAGTCGACCGGCGTGACGGTACTCGGCGGCGCGACGGTCAACTACACCGTCGCCACGGGCGGCAGCGCCACGACCGGGACCACGGGCAACGTCGGCGGAGACACCTTCTTCAACGACACGGTGTTCCCGTCCGCCGGATCGAACAAATGCGGGGCCAAAGGCGGGGCGGCCAACAGCAGCGACACCGGAGGCCTCGGCGGCTCGGCGACCGCCGCGTACGGCGGCGCGGGCGGCGGCACCCTCAACCCCGGCGCGTCGTTCGCCAAAGCGGGCGGTCAGGGTGGCACTTCCAGTTCGGTCTCGAACAACCAAGGCGGCGGAGGGGGCGGCGCGGGCGGGCCGAACGGCACGGGCGGCGCGGGCGGCGGCAGCACCGTCCTGACGGCGGGCGGCGGCGGCGGCGGCAACGGCGGCGGCTCGGCAGGAGCCGGGCCGACCGCCGGGACCACGGGCGGCAACGGCGGCGACAACTCCGGAGCCACCGGGCACGGCGTCGGCACCGGCACGACCTGCGGGGCGGGCAGCAACGGCGGCGGCGGCTCGGGCGGCGGATCAAACTCTGGCGTGAACGTCGGCTGCGCCGGCGGCGGCGGCACCGAGTTCGACGGCAGCCACGGCGGCGGCGGCGGCGGCGGCGGAGCCGGCATTTTCATCAGCGGGACCGGAAGCACCAACGGCGGGCCGGGTGCCAATTACGGCGGCGCCGGCGGCGGCGGCTCAAGCCGCGGCGGCGCCGGCACGGCGACCAGCGGCGCTGGCGCCCCGGGCCTGATCGTCATCACGCCGATCTCGGCGAACGACAACTTCGAGCTGGCGAGGGCGGCCTGATGGGCGCGACCGAGGAAACCGCGAAGGCCGCCTCCGGGTTCATGGAGGCGATGAAGGGCCAGCCGCTGAGCCTCGCGCTCGTGGTGATGAACATCTGCTTGATGGGCCTGATGTGGAAGGTTTACACCAAGGCCGACGAGACCCGGCAGGCCCAGATGAAGATGATCTTCGAGGCGCAGCGCGAGGTGCAGCAACTCCTCGTCAAATGCGTCATACCACCGGAGGGAAAGTGATGGCACATCCGTACCAAGAGCTCGCGGCGGAGTACGAATCCTGGGTGGCGAACTGCCGGCCGAGGCCGGAGCGCGAGCACGAGATCGACCAGGTCGCCCGCGGGCTCTTGCGCGGGCTCCAGCACTTCGACGCGATCGCGGCGGAGACCGGCATCCCGGTCGTCGTCATGGCGACGATCTGCCACCGCGAGTACGGCGAGAACGGCGCGATGTTCAACCGCAACCCGGCGCAGGGCGATCCCCTGACGCACCCCTCGACGCACGTCCCGGCGGGGCGGCCGCCGAGCGACCACTGGCCGGTCACCTGGGAGGTCGCGGCGCTCGACGCTTTCACGGTCTGCGACCGGCTCAACGTCAACAGCGCGCCGTGGTCGCTGCCCTACGCCTGCTGGAAGTGGGAATACTACAACGGCGGCGGCAGCCGGGCGCACGGCATCCGCACGCCCTACGTCGTCGGCGGCACGAACCTCCAGCAGCGCGGCAAGTACGTCAGCGACCACAACTGGGACCCGACCGCGATGGACCAGCAGCTCGGCTGCCTGCCGATCGCCATGCGGATGATCGAGCTGGAGCCGCGGCTGGCGTTCGGCGAGGCGGTCGAGCCCGCGGCCGAGCCCGCGGAGCCGGAGGTCGCGGCGGCCCCGCCCGCGGTCGGCGCGCACCTGACCGGGGTCAAGTGGGTGCAGGCCTCGCTCAACGTGGTGGAGAACCTCGACGCGCCGCTCACGGTCGACGGCAGCTTCGGCCGGCTGACCCGCGCCGCGGTGCGGAAATTCCAGCAGGAGCACGGCATGCCGGACACCGGCTACGTCGACGAGGCGTTCTGCGCGGCGATGGACGCCGCCCTTGCCGCGAATCGGCCGGCCACGTAGGAGGGGAAAATGGCCGAAGAAACATCACCCCCGACGAGCGTCCCGACGGTGAAGCCGTCGAGGCCGATCTGGCTCCCGGACACGCAGGGCTTCCTCGCGATGGCGATCATCATCGTCGTCTCGTTCCTCGCGGTCATGCTGCTTTTCAAGAGCAGCGCGATGGACGACAAGGTCGCGGGCGCGTTCATGACGCTGCTCGGCGTGATGACCGGCTGCCTCAAGGACGTCTACAGCTACTTCTTCGGTTCGAGCTCGGGCTCGGCGAAGAAGGACGACGTGATCTCGGCGATCGCGGTAACGCCGACGCCGCCGCAGGAAAAGTGAAAATGTTTCACGTGAAACACTTTTGTGCCGCGCTCCTGATCGCGCTCTTGCTGCCCGGCGTCGCGCTCGCCCAGGTCAAGAGGGCGGTCTCGCCGCTCGCCGCGCCGGCGAGCAACGACGTCGGCGACGTCCTGACGCGGATCGCGGCGAAGGGCACCGCGGACATCGAGGCCGCGGACTCCCTCGCCGCGGCGATCGACCCCGACACCGGGCAGATGCGCGACGAGATCGCGCACACTTGCTTCGTCGCGATGATCAAGTTCATCGGCAAACTGCCGAAGCCGGACAGCCAGCCGCCGGGGCCCGCGGTGATCTTCGAGCGCGTCCGCCTCGCCCGCCTGACGGCGCAGGCCGGGCTCCCGACCTACCTGCGGATCGGCTGCGCGCCGCTCGTGCAGGATGAGACGCTGCTGTTCGTCCGCCTCGCGGCGATGGTCGGCGTCACGGTCGGGACCGGCGGCCTCGCGGCCCCGGCGATCCCGGGCCTCGCCGGCGGGCTGCTGCCGGCGTTGCCCGTGCTGAACCTGCTGCCGATCAGGTGAGCCGATGTCCGCGCGGCGCTCCTCCGGCAGGCCCAGGCGTCGCGACGACGGCGTCCTGACCCCCGACACCGGGGTGCGAATGTCCCTGACGCAGGTCGGCTTGTTCGGCGCGGGCATCTTCGTGGTCGCCGTCGGCTACGCCTTCATGGTCTGGAACCAGACCTCGACGAGCAAGGACGTCTCCGACATCAAGACGACCCAGGCGTCCTCGCTGATCACCCTGCAGACCGTCGCGCGGGACCAGGAGGAGAAGCGCCAGGCGCTCGCCCAGGAGTTCATCAAGAGCAACCAGAAGATCGCCGACAGCATCGGGCAGCTCACGACGCTGACGGCGGTGACGCAGGAGCGCCAGAAGGCCAGCGACGAGAAGCTCGAGCGAGTCCTCGGCCAGATCGGCACCGCCCTCCAGCCCAAGGCCCGATGAAGAATCGTGGTATTTGAACGCGCCCTCGGGGGGGTGTTCAAAAATGCCGCTCAACAATTCCTGGATGGGAATGTGGCAGATCATCGTGTCTGTCGCGTTGGCGGTGGGCATCGGCCTGATCGGCATGTTCTGGTCGCTGGCCGACCCGCGCTCCGACATCAAGGACATCAAGAACAACTACGTCACGCTGCGCGAGCACAACGACCTCGTGACGCGGATGACCGACGGCTTCCGGCGGCTCGAAGCGGAAAGCGTCGAGCAGCGAAAAGAGCTGGCGACGAAGGTCGAAACAGAGTCCCACGCGCACACCGACGACGCGACGCGGGCGGCGCTGGTCGGGCGGCTCGACGCGATGCAGCGGCAGATCGACCTGCTGATCTCGCGGTCGCTGATCCAGCCGCCGCCGAACGCGAGCGTCCCGCCGCGCTAAGGGCGCGCGCCTTGGGGTGGCAGCCTCGCCAGGACGCGCCTAAAGCCCGATCCGGTACGCCCATAGGGCCTGGAAGCCGGAAAGCGAGCGTACGGGGCTTATTTCGAGAACGGGACCCACCCGGACGCGGGCCAAACCGTTCGACCCGATCGCCTTCGCCGCCGCCGGGGTCAGGTCGATCACCCGCCCCCGGGGGAGGTGGGGACTCCGGTCGACGATCTCGACGACGACGCTCCGCCCGTTGGCGAGGTTCTCGACCCTCGCCAACGAGCCGCAGGGGAGCGAGGGATGGGCCGCCAGCATCGCGACCGGGGAAAACCGTTTCCCCGGGCACGCCACGGCGTAGTCGACGTAGGTCGAGGCGACGCCGGTCTCGGCCGCCGCCGGAGCGGCGGCCAGGAGAAGCCCCACCATGCCGCCTAACGGTACTTTCACGACTCGCCGATCACCTTCCGCGCCTCGCGGAGGATGCGGGAGACCTGGTAGCCGCGGACGGCCTCCTCCTCGACGCGGCGGCAGAAGACCGTCCCGCACCGCCTGATCTCGTCGGCGAACGCCACCGCCTCCTCGCGCGTCTGCTCGGCGCGGCGGACGTGGTCGTTGGCGATCTTGACGACGTCGTCGGCGATGACGTTGAAGCCCTGGAGGAATCCCTTGCCCGACAGGACTCCGACCTGCGGCATCGCGCGGTCCTTCTTGATCGCGGCGACGATCTCGTCGAGCAGCGCGTCGAGCTGCTTCACGCTCCCGGAGACGAGTTCGCCGTCCGGCACCGGCGCCTCGGGCTCTACGACCTTGATCTCGCGGGCGAGGTTGTCCAGGTCCACGACCGGCTCGGTCGTCGCTTTGAAGTCGTCCACAGTCATCGACATTTGGTTTTCCCTTTCCGTTTGCGAAGCAACAGCGTTCAGATTATAAAACGGCATCGAGGCTTTCCCTTGGCTTCGACTTCTTCAGTCATTCCCCCGTTTGAAGAGGCGACGGCGCCGGTCCTGCCCACCGGCGCCGTTTCTCATTTCGCCTTCCGCGCCGCGACCGGGTCGAGCAGCTCGACCGCCTGCCCGGTCCACTCCGGATGCCCGCGCTTGGCGATCTGCTTCTTGATCAGCTCGATCTCGTCGGCGGAGAGCTCCACGGGATAAACCGCCTTGAAGACCTTCTGCGCGAGCGTCCACCGCTTGAGCTGCTCGGTGGCGTCGAGGTTCTGCTCCGGCTGCAGCAGCGAGCCGAGCGCGAGCCGGCCGAGCGTCACCGGGAATTCCCGCTTGCACTTCGGCGGCGGGCCGGGGTCGAAGTCGCCGCACTCGCGCAGCGGGTCGCCGGTCGAGGGATCGACGAGCTGGGCCTGGAAGTTGATGCCCTTCGGCGCGGCCTCCTCGGCCTTCGCCGACATCGCCGGGACGAGCATCATCGGCACGACCAGCCACATCAGAATCAACGCGATCAGGTTCATTCGACTTTTCCTTCCTTCGCTTCGAGTTGTTGCAGCGTCGCCAGCACCGCCTCCATGTGCTGCATGTGCAGGTCGGCGACCCCCTGCGTCATGTTTCTTCGCGCGACTTGGTGCGGATAAACCCGGCGGCGCATCTTGAGCTCGTATTCGACCTCGGCGATCTGGGACTTGACGGATACGCTCATGTCGGAACTCCGCATTTCGGACAACCGTGCAGCCACTCGCCGGCGATCTTTCGGGTGCGCCAGCCGTCGCGCTTCGCGGCGCTCCAGACCTCGGCGAACTCCGCGCCCGGGTCGCCCTCGAAGACCTCGTCGCACGAATCGCACTCGATCAGAATTTTCCCGCCCTGCCGGTCGATCATGGTTCACCACGCCTCGTCGCTGACGTAGGTTGCTTCCTCCTCGCGCGTCGGAGCGCGGTACTGCCACTCGCCCGAGGACGCGCGCCGGCGCATGGCGACCGTGCAGGCGTCGAGCGTCCGGCCGTCGACGGCGATCTTCGGGCCGAGGATCACGACCGAGGTCCATTCGAGCGTCATGATTCAAACTCCTCCGGAGCTATCCCGGCGAAAATGGCGGTGCGAAGTTCCTGCTCGACGATGGAGCTTTGCGTGCGCTTCGCGATCTGCTCGATCTCGAACCCGCAGCCGGCGGGAATCCCGTCGAGCTTCAAACGGATCGCGCGGCGCATGCGCTCGAGGTCGTCCAGCGAATACTGACGACGTTCCATCACTTGCTCCTGTTGAAGTTGTTCCAGAGCCGGATCGCGAGCGCGAACGGGTCGAGCCCGGCCGCCTCCCAGAATTGACGCTCGCCGACGCGGTGCTGCGCCTCCGGTCCCTCGCGGTGGCAGTCGGCGCAGAGCGGGACGGCCCAGCGGTCGCTCGGCCGCTCGTTTCCGCCCGCCGGGCGCTTGCCGTGGGGCAGCGACCCCATCTTGACGTGCGCGGCCTCGGAGAGCGGCGGGCCGCCGCAGACGCAGCACGGCTGCCGCCTGACGTAGTTGAGGAACGCCGGGGACGTCTCGCGCGGCTCGCGCTGGCGGAGGGCTTCGGTCATGGCTTCCTCGGCTTGTGACCTGCGGCGTAATCATGCGCCTCCGGGTTGCCGGAGCCGATCAGCGCCGGCCAGGACGCCTGCTTGGTCTCGACCTCCGCGCCGAACCGCTCCAGCGCCTGCCGGACGACGGGCCAGCGCGCGGCGACCTCCTGCGAGAGTCCGATCATCGCGCCGGTGTGATAGCCGAGCGTGGACCGCGTCCGCTTCATCGCGACGACGCGCTGCTCCAGCGAGACGAGCGCGGCGGACGGGACGTGGTCGAGCCTCGCGCGGAGGTCGGCGGCGATCGCCTTCAGGAGGTCGAGATCGACGGCAGCGGCGCCGGTGCGACGCCAGAGCGCGATCAGGTTCTCGACCGCTTCGAGCTTCTCCTGAATGGTGAAGACGTGCAGCGTCATGCCTCGTCCCCGAACAGCAAAACGAGATGGGGGACCAGCGCGGCGCAGCTTTCCGAGACGAAAACGGTCTTCGGGCCAGCGAGAACCTTCGCGAGGTCTTCATCGGGACCCATGATCGCAGCGAGCGGATCGGAACCTAACGCCACCCCAAGGCCGGCTCGGCGTTTCAGCGCGTCGAGTACGAACCCTCCGCGTCGGATCGTGATCTCGTAGAACGAGACGTCGCCATGAGCGAGCTGGGCCTTGCCGCAGACGGCACAAGCCCCGAGCGCGACGAGCTGCTTCTCCTTGATACCCGGTAGCGCCTTCAGGTCATCCTGCATCAACGTTCTCCTTTTTCGGTGCGGGCAAAGCGCGGCGGCGCGGCGGAGCCTCGATCGCGGCCTCGCGCTCAAGATCCTCGCGGGCGAGCCCGATCATCGCCGCGATCAGGTCGAGCACGTCGCGCTTGCTCTGCTCGAACTCGTCGCGGAGCATGGAACTGAGCGCCTGGGACTTGGCGACGCGGACGTGGACGTGGCGACCGGAGACGGTGATCCGGGCGTACTCGTCGAATCGCCGCAGCGCCTTCGCGAAGACCTTGGCGTCCTTCGGCGTGTCGAAGCCGTAGTGCGTGTGGCTGCAGTAATTGCACTCGACCAAGCACCACCGGCGAAGATGGTCCGCCGTCGGGAATATCTTCGCGACGTTCTCCGGGAGGTTGTCCCAGCCGCCGGCGACGGAGGCGAAGTAGTGGTTGTGCGAGCGCATCGACCGCTGCTCGACGAGCGTCAGCGGGTACTCCTCGCCGACGGCGAACTGCCGCTCGCACAGCGGCAGGAAGCGCGGCAGCGGCACCATCGAGCCGGCGTCGGTCCAGACGAAGACGACCGGGCGAATCTTCACAGCATCCCCCGCAGCTTTGCGTAGAGCCGGTGCAGCTCGTGGTCGAAGACCTCCGCGGCGGCGGCGACCTCGGCGATCGCGGCCTCGTTGCGCTTCACGGTGAAACTGCGCGGCGGCATCCCCTCGTAGAACAGCAGGAGGTCGACCGCGTCGAGGTCGCAGACCCACTGCGTCCAGCGGACCTGCGCCAGATGCTCCGACGGGATCGAGGCGGTCGGCTCCAGCAGCGGGATCAACAGGTGCGGCGCGACGGTCTTGATCTCGAGCCCGCGCGAACGCCGCGAGAGCAGGCCGTCCGGACTGCACCCGACGAAGCGCCCGGAGGGAAGCCGCCGGCGGACGAAGCCGACGCGCTCGACGGTGATCAAGTACGATCGCTCGTAGTGCTCGCGGGCGAGCGGCTCCATGTCGTTGCCGCGCTGCATCGCCGCGGTGACGATCTTGCCCTCGGCGGGCTTGCCGGTCATCAGCTCGCCGGCGAGCTTCCGCATGTACTCGACGCGGGTCTTCGCGTCGGCGTCGCGGAGCACCATCGCGGCGCACGAGGCGGTGGGCGTTCCGAGCCGGAGCTCGTACCAATCCGGCGAGCCCTGTTCGACCTCGTCGAAGAACTCGACCTCGGGCGGCGGCTTCTTTTTCAGCGCGGCTCTAGCCACCTGCCTGCTCCTTGATCAGCCGCTTGAGCGTGGTGATCGCCCTGCCGAAGTCGACCGCCGGCAGGTCGGCGATCTTCTCGATCTTCCACGGCTTGCAGAACGCGAGGCTGCTCTTGCCGAGAGCTTCGAGCGCCTCGACGATCTCGTCCTGCTGCTTCTGCGAGATCAGCGGGACGTCGCCCTCGACGACCGTGCCATCGACGACCGTCGCGCGGTTGCCGTCGTTGTCCATGCCCTCGATCTGGATGTCGAAGATCATGCACTTGAGGAAGCGCCGCGCGTAGGTGACGCTCGACCCGGAGCCCTGCGCCAGCGTCTTCGTCCCCTCGCCCTTCGGGCCTTTGTGGTCCATGCCGACGTCCATCTCGTAGCGCCGCGTTTGGCCGTCGGCGTGCGAGACGTCGCAGACGACGAGGTAGTGCTCGGGCAGCTTCGAGGCGCCGCCGCCGTAGGAGAGCGTGAAGCCGTTGCCGCGGATGAACGGGTCGACCTGCTTGCTGATGTCCTCCAGCTTCGCCCACCACGACTTCGTGTGCTTGTTGTAGGACTTGCGCTTGATCGAGATCGCGCTGATCTGCTGCTGCGCCTTCAGCATCGAGGCGTTGAAGGCGTGGGCGGCGACGCGGTCCTGCTCCTCGCGGATCATCGCCAGAATCTCCTTGGCGATCGCGACGTCCTTGCCGTCCTTGATCTGGCGGAGCTGGTCGATCAGCGCGTTCGGCGCGGGCACCCGCTCGACCTTGGCGAGCTGTCCCTTGTTGACGGCTGGCTGCGCCACGCCGCTCCCGGTCGTCGGTCGCCGCGGCTTCGGTCCCGGTTCGGGTTGGTGACCTCCGAGCAGGTCTGGTTGCTTTTCGGCGGTGGCGGTGGCGGTCTTGCGAGCCATTTCGAATCTCCCTGTTTGAGTGGAAAAGTTTACCCTACCGGCGGGCCGATCTCCACGAGCGGCCAGTTGTTACTCCCCTTGTGAAGTCGGGCGTCGATCGAGAGCCCCTGCGTCTGCTGGGCGTTGCCGCCGCCCTCGTCGAACCCCATGACGGAGACGAGCTTGCCGTTGACGTCGATGAACCGCGCGAGCGTCGCGTTCTGCTTGCTGGAGACGTAGCCGAGGTGCGTCCCGCGCGCCCAGACCTGGACGGCGTTCGTGTCGAATTGGTTGCTCGGTTCGCGGACCAGCGTCAGCGGTTCGTTGTTCGGCAGGTCGGAGACGAGCCCTATCGTGCCGCGGTGCTTCATGCCGACGAGCGCGTAGCGCAGCGTTCTCTCCGTCATAGCGTGATCCCTCCATCGGACGACGTCTTCCAAAGGTACGGCGAGCGGCTGTTCACCGAGTCACCCCTTTTCGTTTCCAGCCGATCTCCGCGCCCTCCATCGGCTCGTCGTGGTGGGTCGAGCGGGCGAAGGCGCGGACCGCCTTCTCGACCTCGCCGTCGTTGAAGAACGGGAACAGCTTCGCGGCCGACAGCAGCCGGCGGTCGACGACGTAGGCGTAGGGCTCCTTCGCGGTGGTGAGCAGGACGCCGGCGCCCTCCTCGGTGACGCCGCGGGTCCGCACGAGGTCGGCGGGCTTCGCCAGCGTGGCGATGCGGGCGTCGGTCGCGTCCTCGGCGGAGGCTTGCGACTGGACCGCGGAGGCGGCGGCACGGGCGGCGGCCTCGTCGGCGGCTTGCGCCGCGGCCTGGGCGGCGGCCTGCTTCTCGGCGATCTTCTCGGCGTTGCGGGCGCGCTCGGCGGCGCGCTGCGCCTCCTCGGCCTCCCGGGCGAGCCGCTCGGCCGCGGCCCGCTCCCTGCGCGCCTTCTCCTCGGCCTCCCGGGCGACGCGCTGCCGCTCCAGCTCGGCCAGCCGGAGCCGCTCGCGCTCGGCGGCCTCCTTGCGGGCTTGGTGGTCGTCGATCAGCCGCTGCAGTTGGTCGATCCACCCCGGGGTCGTTCGGCGCTCCTGCTTGTCGGCGGGCTGGATGATCTTCTGCAAACCCTTGAAGAACGAGTTGATCGCGTTTTGGCGGCGGAGGTGCGGCTCGACCTCGACGACGCGGGTCTGCTCCATCCGCGCGTCGAGGTCGCGGAACCGCTTGATCAGCGCGCCGACCTGGAGCGCGGTCGCGTCGTCCTCGACCGGGTCACCGACCCGCAACGCCGCCACGCTGGCGAGGTTTTCGAGCGTGGTCTTCAGCCCGGCATATTCGTCGTTGAGCCGCTCGGTCTCGATCCGGGCGTAGTCGACGCCGGTGTTGTCGCCGATCCCGGCGCGGGGGTTCGCAAGTTCGTTCATGGTCTCTTCCTTTCAGGATGCGGCGGCGACGACGAGGAGGGCGGCGACGGCGGTCGCGAACGCCAGCGACCAGGCGACCGTCGCGTAGGTGCGCCGATCCTCCCGCTCGATCCGCGGGAGGTTGAAGCCGTGGTTATTGCTGGGTTTGGTCATTTCCGTCCGCCCCTGGTTCGGTTGCGCCGTGAGACCGTATTAGGGAAAAGTTTCCACAGAGTAAAGAGGGGTCGGCTTGTGCGGGCGCGGTTTTTGGGGGATATAGAGTCCCCATGACGATCGACCAGACGATCCGCTCGAACCTGCTCGCCATCGCGAGGGCCTACGCCAGGCGGCAGAAGCTGAGTCTAAGCACGGTCGGGCGGCAGTTTTACGGGAACCAGTCGTTCTTCGTGACGTTGCGGAAGCGGGATGGGATCTCGATAACGCCCCCGAAGCTGGACGGCCTTTTGCAAGCCTTCTCCGACCGCTGGCCGGAGGGCTTGCCGTGGCCGGAAACCGCCCCGGTGACGATGGAGCGCCGGCCGCGAAAGAACGGTGGAAAAGAATCCACCCGATCGCTCGACGCTAGTGCGCCGGCCGAGCGAATCGCCTAAAACCGCGGCGCGATGAGCGCCGCCATGACCAACCACGACGACGAGCCCCTGACCACCTTCGAGGTGCCGCTGAACGACGACGCCGTCGAGCGGCTCCTCGCGCTGGCCAAGGCGACCAAGACGCCGCCGCAGATCCTCCTCGCGTCGCTGCTCGACGAGCTGCTGCGCGACGAGGCGGAGGCCAACGGCAACGCCTCGGACGAGATCGCGTCTAAGATCAAAGGCGCGCAAGGCAAGCTGCATTAACCGGCCCACGCCGCCACGCCGGAATTAAGTGGTGGCATCATTCGGAGCTAGAACCCGATGTCTGAAAAGCGAAAAGAAGTCGAAGCGATGATCGACAAGGCGGCGAAGGCCAACTCGGCCGACGAGGCCATGAAATACGCACAAGCCGCGCTCAACTCTGCGAACGCGCTGTGCTCGTTGAAGACCGCCGAACGGCAAGACTAGGCAAAACCCCCAACCGGAGAACACTTTGATGGCGCGGACACCAGCGAAGAACGGCAAGGCGAGCGAGGCGATGGCCACGACCTTGATGCTGCCGAAGACGAAGACCCTCACGAGCCTGCTCGACACGAAGGGAACGCAGCTCAAGCGCGCGAGCAACGCGACCGGCGTCTATCGGCAGGCGGTCGGCACCGCGAAGGAGAAGGACCACCTCGACACATGGGCGTGGGCCACGGCGAGCAAGATGGCGGAGATGCAGGACGACACCCTCCACGTCCGCTACTTCCACCTGCTGCACTACCTGGAGGAGCTCGGCGTCACCAAGCGCGCGACCGCCCAGGAGGAGATGTTCTCCGCCGGCGAGACCGGGCCGAAGCTCGGCGACGAAGACGACGGCGACGAGCACTCGACCACGAAGCGGATCGGCCGCGCCGCCCGCCAGGTCGCGGAGGCCGCCGGGGCGACGCTCGCGTCGGACTGAACGTGGAGCAGGCGACCTTCCCCATCCTGCGAAGGCCGGCCCTGGTCCCGGGGCCGGTCTTTCTTTCGTTCGAGTGGACCGGCAAGCCGCCGCACAAGGCGCGGCACCGCTTCCGAATCGTGATCCCGAAGAGCGCCTGGAGCTACCCGCGGGATCCGCGCGCGCCGAGGTTCATGACCGAGGCCGGCGTCAAGCAGATCTGGGTCCAGCCCTACGGCGACCCCGACACCGAGAAGCACGAGGCGGCGATCCGGGAGTACGCCGCGCTGCTGATGCGGGGGCGCGAGCCGTCGACGCGCCCGCTGGCGCTGCTGCTCCACGTCTTCCGGCCGATCCCGGAGAGCTACTCGCGGCGGGAGCGCGAGGACGCGCTCGCCGGCGCGCTGCTGCCGACGCCGCGGCCCGACGCCGACAACTACATGAAGCTCGTGAAGGACGCGATGAACGAGGTCGTCTACCGCGACGACGCCCAGGTCGTCGACGAGCGGTGCCTCAAGGTCTACTCGGACCAGCCGGCGCTCCGGATCGAGCTGCGCGAGTTCGTCGAGCCGGAATCAACTTGAAAATTCAAGTTTTCAAGGTTGGGAATAGCGGGGACGGCGGCGGGACCGTCCGGTGGACTTAGACCGGCGACTCGGAGAAGGATGGAGAAGATTCCCCACGGGCGCAGCGCGCTCGATTCTTTTGACCGGGAGCGGCGATGACTCAACTGATCAAATATGACGCGGCGCGCAAGGCGTTGGCGGAGGCGAGGCGCGTCGACGAGGTCAAGACCATCCGGGACAAAGCCGTCGCAGTCGCGGCCTACGCCAAACAAGCCAAGGATACGCAGCTTATCGACCATGCCACCGACATCCGGCTTCGTGCGGAACGTCGTGCCGGCGAACTGTTGCTGGCGATGGAAAAGAACAAAGGGGCGCGAGGCGGGGGCAAAAAAGACGCGCCACGCGGTCGTCTTAAACAACCGCGTGATGTAACGCCAAAACTCGCCGAGATCGGCATCAGCAAATCGCAATCCGCGAACTGGCAGCGGCTCGCCAAACTCCCCGAAAAGGATTTCGAGAACAAGGTCGGCGCCGCCAAGCGGAAGGCCGTCAACGCGCTGGACGGCACGGCGAAGCGGGACCGCCAAGAGATGCGGGCCGAGGACGAGCGGCGCGTCGCCGCGCTCGCGCCCATCGCCGGCAAGTTTCGCGCGCTGGTGATCGACCCGCCGTGGGACTACGAGTGGCTGTCGGTCGCGGGACGCGCGAAGCCGGGCTACGCCACCATGAGCCACGAGCAGCTTCTCGCGCTCGACGTGGCGGCGTGGGCCGAAGAGAACAGCCACCTCTACCTCTGGACGACCAACAACTTCATGACGCGGGCGGTCGAGCTGATGGCCCGATGGGGTTTCGCGCACAAAACGGTCCTCACCTGGGTGAAGCCGAAGATTGGGCTCGGCTCGTACTTCCGCAACACGACGGAGCACGTCCTGTTCGGGGTCCGCGGCGAGCTGCGGACGCGATCGGATTCGATCCGCACGCACTTCGAGGCGCCGATGGGCGAGCACAGCGAGAAGCCGGAGAAGTTCTACGAGATCGTCCGAGCGGCCTCGCATGGCCCGTACGGCGAGTTATTCCAGCGCCAGGAACGCCCGGACTTCATCAACCTTTACCAGCCGAAGGCAGCGGCGGCATGAACGACTTCGCCCGCGACGACGCGTGGCAGCGCGGAGTTCGGGACCGCCTGCTGGCGCCGTTCTACGCCAAGCGCGCGACCGGCGGGCGATACGTCTTCATCGACAAGGGCAAGATCGCCTCGAAGCTGCAGCGGCTCTACGCGGTCGACACGATCCTGCAAGGCGGCGACGGCGAGGCGATCTGCGTCGAGGAGAAGATCGTACGCTGGCCGGCCAAGCGCGGAACGCCCTACACGGCGTTTTCATTGGAGACGAAGAGCTGCACGGTACCGGGGCGGGAGGCACCTGGATGGATGTGGTACGGCGAGGCTGACTACCTGCTCTACGCCTTCGAGACCGCCGCCGGCGGCCTCGACTGCCACCTGATCGACTTCCCCAAGCTGCAGGAGTGGTTCTGGAAGTGCGAGCGGGACTTCCCGACGTTCGGTCCGCTCGCCACGCTCAACCGATCCGCCGGCCGCGTCGTTCCTATCGAGAGCGTCAGGGCGGCCATCCCTTGCTGGCGGTTTCCGGTCGAAGAGGAGGCGTCATGCCCCGCAACATGAACCGACGCGAGAACGAGAAGCGCGCCAAGGTCCGGCGCAGCTACGCGCTGGAGCGGTTCGAGCTCCGCGGGGAGCCGGAGCTTCGCGCGAACGCCGCCTCGCCGACCGCGATGGCGGTGAAGGTCAACCCGGACGCCGCGGCGATCGAGGCGTTCCTCGCCCAGCGGCGGGGGGGACAGGGGGGGACAAAATGAGCCGATCGACCACCCCAGTTTGCGATCTGATCGAGTCCCTCCTGTCCAGGGGGACGTCCCCCGAGAAGGCCATAGACGCCGCTCGGGTTTTGGAGGTCTCAGGCACCAAGGAATGGGTCTCCGTAGAGGAGAAGCGCAAGCGGTGGCGGTTGAAGAAGGCTCGGCAACGCGCCGCGAAGAGGGGGGACAGCGGGGGGACACGAAAGCTGGACTCTATACTTACTGACTCTCCTAAGATTCAGAATCCAATTAAGAAAGACAGAAAGAAAGAGTCGCGTGTCCCCCCGTCCCCGGGGGACAGGGGGGACAACTCCGGATGGCCGGCGGACTACGAGGCGCTGTTCTGGCAGAACTTCCCGGAGCAGCGCAGATACGACAAGCCGCAGGTGATGGCGTGGTTGGCGAAGGCGCGGCGCGAGAAGTCGGTGGAGTGGGTTGTGTTGTTCGACGGCGTGCTGCGGTACGCGGCGTCGAATCCGGGCGAGTTCGCGAAGGCTCCGCTGCCGTGGCTGCGAGGGCAGCGGTGGATGGGCATTTACAGGGACGGAGGATCACGTGGGAAAACAACTGGCGCGGCGACCGATCACATCGCTGCCGCCGCGGCTCGCCGCTTTGGCGGGGGCGGTCGGCACCGTGCGGCACCCGGGGCAGCCGGTCCGGTACAACATGCCGGAGGGGATGGCGATGAGCGGGATGGAGCGCCAGGAGGCGGCGAGCCTGCTTTCGACCTTGAGCTCCGCGCTGGACCCGACGGCGTCTTTCGGCGGTGAGGACGGGCACTCGGCGAAGGGCGCGCTGCTCGCGAAGATGATCCACGGGCTCGGCGGCGCGGCGAACCAGAGCGAGACGGCGGCGACGGCGAAGATCGAGATGTACGCGGACGCGATCGAGGACCTGCCGGCGTGGGCGGTCGCGGAGGCGATCAAGCGGTGGGCGCGCGGTTCGTGCCCGCCGGAGATCTGCGAGAGTCCGAGGTTCGAGTTTCCCCCGGCGCCGGCGGTGCTGCGGCGGCTGGCGCAGAGCGACCTCGACCTGCCGCGCCGCTACGTCGAGATGCTTCGCAACCTGCTCGCGGCGCTGCCGATCGACGAGGCGATGAACCCGGAGCCGCGGCCGGCGGAGCCGGGCCTGCCGACGCTGCGGAGGATGTGATGCGCTTGATCCGCGTCTTCCCACGAAAGACCAGGGCGACCCCGGACGACGACCTCGTTCGGTTCGGTCCTCCCGGGATGTTCGACGAGGCCGACGAGGTTCACGTCTCGGTGACGTTCACCTACGACAAGCCCGTGGCCGAAGACCTCGCGGAGCAATGGCGGCACGTCGCGCCGGTCAAGATCGGCGGCGTGGCCTACGGCGACGACAGCCTGGAGTTCATCCCGGGGCGCTACATCAAGCCGGGCTACACGATCACATCGCGCGGTTGCCCGCGCCGCTGCTGGTTCTGCGCGGTCTGGAAGAAATGGCCGGAGCCGAACGTCCTCCCGATCGTGCCGGGCTGGAACGTGCTCGACGACAACCTGCTGGCTTGCCCGCGGCCGCACGTCGAGGCCGTGTTCGAGATGCTTCGCGAGCAGGACCGCCGCGTGGAGTTCACCGGCGGGCTCGAGGCCCTGTCGTTGCAGGACTACCAAGTCGACCTTCTCGCCAGCCTGAAGCCTCGACCGAATATGTTCTTCGCCTACGATCCGCAGGACGAGTTCGAGACGCTGGAGAGCGCCGCGCGCCGGCTCCTCGCCGCGGGCTTCACGAAGCAATCCCACCGGCTGCGGTCGTACTGCATGATCGGCTACCCGAAGGACACGCTCGCGGCGGCGGAGAAGCGACTGCTCCAGCTCGTCGACGTCGGCTTCACGCCGTTCGCGATGCTGTGGCGCCCGGACAACTCGGCGCAGGAGAAGCACATGCCGGGTCCAGAATGGCACGCCTTCAAGCGCCGCTGGATGCGACCGGCAATAATTCATTCGAGGGCAGCTTGATGGGCAAGACCGACGAGCTCGACAACCTGTTCGCCCCCGAGGAGGCGAAGCGCCGCCGCGACGATCGCGCGGCGATGATCGAGCGCAACGTGGAGCGCAGCGCGCGGGAGGCCGAGATCGAGGCGAAGCGCCGGCAGAGGGCGCGGGAGTTCCTGGCCGAGACCAACGAGCGGACCCGGCTCGCGGAGTACCGCAAGGCCGGGGTCGAACCGCCGCAGTACACGCGGGTCTCGCTCGGGCTGCTGCTTTCGCTCGGCTGGACGATCGAGGAGGTCGAGGGCCGGCGCGTCCTGGTCAAGCCGCCGACGCCGCCCGATCCTGGACCGCGGCGCGGCCGCGAGCATTATGAGAGGGAGCAGTCATGAATGATCTATCTGTCCGGACGCGTCGTCGAAGATCTTCCGGCCGCAGTCGGGTTCATGCTTACGCCGAACAGCGAGAAGAAATGGAAGCATTGGCCGCCGCGCAAGGGCGCGGATTCGCCGCGGAGCTGGGCCGCAGACAGCGGGCGATTCTCAGACCCGAAAAGCTATGCGGACGAGAAGTATCTCGGATGGCTTTCTACGTTCGAGCCGACGCAGTGCCTGTTCGCGACGGCCCCGGACGTGCTCGGCGACCATGCGGCGACGCTCGCGATGTCAGACCCGATCATGCCGCTAATCAGGGCGTTCGGCTTCAAGGTCGCCTTCGTGGCGCAAGACGGATTCGACACGGCGCCGTGGGACAAGTTCGACTGCCTGTTCCTGGGCGGGACCAACGCCTTCAAGCTCGGGGCCGCAGTGCCTGGAATCGTTTCGGAGGCCAGATCGCGGGGCAAGTGGGTGCACATGGGGCGGGCCAACTCCTACAAACGCCTGCGCGTGGCGGCGGCGATCGGTTGCCAATCGGCCGACGGCACGTTCCTCAGATTCGGCCCGCGCCAGAACTCCGTAAGGCTCGGCCGATGGCTGGACAAGCTCCACGCCCAGCCGCTGCTGCCGAAGGGATTCTAAGGTGAAAACGCTCGTGCTATTCTCCGGTGGCCTGGATAGCGCCGTCGTGCTCGCCTCCTGCGTCGCGGCGGGCGACGAGGTTCTCGCAGTCGGCTTCGACTACGGTCAGCCGCATGCGATCGAGCTCGACCGCGCCGCCTTCATCGCGCGCGGCATGAACGTTCCCTACGAGGAGGTCGAACTTCCCGCGATGCCGCTGGCCGACGACGTGGTGTTCGCCGGCCGCAACATGGTGATGGCGGCGGCGGCCATCTCGATCGCCCACGCCAGGGGGTTCGACCGGATCGCCCTCGGCTGCAATGCCGACGACCATCGCCGCTTCCGCGACTGCCGCCGCGACTTCTGGTCAGCCATGCGAAGGGCGGCGCGGGCCTACGACGTCGGCATCAGCGCGCCGCTCTTGCGGTCGAGTAAACGCGCGATCGTGAGGCGGGCCAAGGCCCTCGGCGTTCCCGTCGAGCAAACATGGTCATGCTACGAACCGCGGGGCGGAGAACCCTGCGGAGAATGTCTCGCCTGCAAACTGCGAAAGGCAGCCCTATGCTCTTGATCCTGCTCTACGTCGCGACCATCCCCGCGGCGAATTACATGATCGGCCACGTCGGCACGGTCTGCATCCCCAACGGCCCATGCCTGATTCCGGTTCTGCCGGGCGTCCTGGCGCCCAGCGGCGTGTTGATGATCGGGGTCGCCTTGCTGCTCCGCGACCTCGTGCAACGCCGCCTCGGCGCGGCGTGGTCGCTCGGTTGCGTCGCGGCGGGGACGGCGGCGTCGCTCCTGGTCGCGCCGCCGGCGCTCGCGGCGGCATCTGGAATCGCCTTCGCCCTGTCCGAGCTGACCGACTTCGCGGTATTCACGCCGCTCTACCGGCGGCGGCTGATCGCGGCTCTCGCTCTAAGCTGCCTAGCTGGCGCCGTCGTCGACAGCGCGTTGTTCCTATGGCTCGCGTTCGGCAGCCTAGACCACCTGGCCGGGCAGATCATCGGCAAGGTCTATGCGGTTGCGGCATTCGCGATCATCAGCCCCGCAAGATGGGGCACGGAGAAGACGCGATGACGCCGGACCAACTGAGCGACGACGACAAGCTTCTGATCCGCGGCATGAACCACCGCGGCGCGATCTGCGAAGACACAGCGGGGCGCTACCGCCCGCTCAAGAGCAACGTCGCCGCGCTCCACTTCGACGGCCAGATGCTGGTCAACATGGTTTGGCTGCTGCGCCCGGAGGTGTCGCGGACCGAATCGGAGCGGGCATGAGCGTCAGGATCATCGCCGGGGACTGCCTGGCGGAGCTTCGCAAGATGCCGCCCGAGAGCGTCCACTGCGTCGTGACGAGTCCGCCGTACTACGGCCTGCGAGACTACGGCGCGGCGGGCCAGATCGGTCTGGAGCCGGACTTCCGCGACTACGTCGCGAGGCTGGTCGAGGTCTTCCGCGAGGTCCGCCGCGCGCTGCGCTCGGACGGGACGCTGTGGCTCAACCTCGGGGACAGCTACGCGACGGGCGCCGGCGGCGTCGGTGCCAGGCCTGGCGGCGGCGCGCAGGGCGATGCCTGGGCCGGTTATCGCGGCGGGCGAAACGGATCAGAAGGGAAGCATGCCTACGGCGAAAACAACGGAGGCGTCGGGCCGATGACGCAGCCGAACCGGATGCCGCAGCGCGGGCTGAAGCCGAAGGACCTCATGGGCATCCCGTGGCGCGTGGCGTTCGCTCTGCAGGACGACGGCTGGTGGCTGCGCCAGGACATCGTGTGGGCGAAGCCGAACCCGATGCCGGAGAGCGTCACCGACCGCTGCACGAAGTCGCACGAGTACCTTTTCCTGCTTTCCAAGAGTCAAAGGTACCATTTCGACCAGGAGGCGATCCTCGAGCCGATCTCGGCGGCGACGGTCGAGCGGCTCTCGCAGCCGGCGCTGGAGGAGCAGCTCGGCTCGCTCCGCGTCCCGGGCAAGATCAACGGGCCGATGAAGGCGGTGAGCCGGAGCGGCAACGCGCAGGAGGGCGTCCGGAACAAGCGTTCGGTCTGGACCGTGACGACGATCCCGTTCTCCGAGGCGCACTTCGCGACCTTTCCGCCCGCGCTGATCGAGCCGTGCGTCAAGGCGGGGACGAGCGAGAAGGGATGCTGCGCGAGGTGCGGCTCGCCCTGGGCGCGGCTCCAGGAACGAACCGTCGGCGGCGTGAGCGTGACGGTGCCGGCGCAGGAGAGGTTCGCGCGGCGCCCCGACGGCGCTCCGCTGATGGGCGACAACGCCTTCACGCAGGACGAGACGGAGCGCGGCTCGTTCGCCGCCAAGAACGGCGTCGTCAGGAAGGCCGACGCGGGATGGGCGGCAAGCTGCGAGTGCGGCGCGGGCGTGACGCCCTGCACAGTGCTAGACCCGTTCGGCGGCGCCGGGACTACCGGCCTGGTCGCCGATCGGCTCGGCCGCGACGCGGTCCTGATCGAGATCAATCCGGAGTACGCCGACATGGCGCAACGCCGCATCGAGAAGGACGCCGGCCTGTTCGCCAGCGTGGCGGCCGAATGACCTGGACGCTGGCCTCCGGGCACGATCGCCGCGCGCTGGACGTGGTCGACGGCCTCGGCTGCTGCGCCGAGGCCGGGCCGCACTACTCGCGCCGCACGCCCGGCGCCCCGAGCTTCACCGGCGTCGGCCAGGAGATCGTGCTCGTGACCGACTGCGGCCGCGCGGTGTGGGCCGCCGTTCGCAACGAGCTGCCGGCCCCGGCCTTCACCGGATGGCGCTCCAGGCACGGCGACCTGTTCCGGGAGCTGAAGCGCCGCGAGCCAGGGCCGCCGAGCAAGCCGGGCTTCCTCTTCAGGAACATGATGTTTCGCAACCTCGGCGCCGGGCTGTCGTCGGACCTGATCCGGTCGGCGGTCGAGGAGACCTATCGGCAATGGGCGCGGAGGTACGGGACGGTCCCGCCCGAGCGGTTGCGGACCGAGGTCGAGGTTGCGAAGGTCAAGTCCGCGAATCCCGGATACTGCTACCTGATGGCGGGCTGGGAGCGCGGGCAGATCGTCCGGGGAAAACTGCACCTTTGGGCGCCGATGAGGGAGGAAAGCCGTGACCGAGAAACAGGCCGCCGGTTCGATTCCGGGGCGGAAGCGGAGGAACGGGAGGGGCCGGGCCAAAAAACGCGCCGGCGAGGCTCCGCCGCGGATGGAGCGGGTCTCGCTCCCGCTCTCGAAGATCTACCCCTGGCCTGACAATCCGCGGACCCACCCGCCGGCCCAGGTCGCGCTCCTCGCCGAGCTGATCAAGCGGTACGGCCCCGACCAGGACATCGTCGTCGACGAGGACGGCGTGATCCTCAAGGGCCACGGGCGGCTCCTCGCCGCGACGCTCGCCGGGCTGCGCGAGTTCCCGGTCACGCGCCGGACCGGCCTGTCGGAGGCCGACAAGACCGCGATGCGGATCCAGGACAACCAGGTCGCCCTGCTCTCGGGCTGGGACCGCGACCTCCTGCGCGGCCAGATCGGCGCGCTGCGGGCGGACGGCTTCGACGTGAAGCTGCTCGGCTTCGGCGACACCCAGCTCGTGCAGTTCGAGACGCTGCCGGGGCCGCCCGGCGAGTCCCCGGCGTTCGGGGAGGACATCCCGACGGCGTTCTGCTGCCCGAAGTGCGGGTACAAGTGGTCGGGCTCCGCCGCGCCGGGCAAGGCGACGGACGACGAATGACCGCGTGGTTCTGCCAACGCGACGGGCGGACGGGAGCGATCAAACGCCGGTCGCTCGACTTGCATCCGTCGTTCACGATATGCGCGCAGGGGACCGGCGACGCCTTCGCTGGCGAGTATTGGATCGAGGAAACGGGTGAGAGCATGATTCCCAAATCGCCGACCGCGCCCAGGCGCGGGGAGAAGCAGTTGTTCGACGGCGGCAAGCCGGAGTACCGCGTGCCGCTGGTCTCGGAGATCGCGGCGATGCCCTGGAACGGGATGACGGTCGCGACCACCTTCGCGGGCTGCGGCGGCTCGAGCCTCGGCTACCGGATGGCGGGCTTCCGCGTGGTCTGGGCGAACGAGTTCGTGCCGGTCGCCCAGGAGAGCTACCGGGCCAACATGGCGGCGGGGACCGTGCTGGACGGCCGCGACGTGCGCGAGATCGAGGCCGCGGAGATCCTGAAGGCCGCGAAGCTGAAGGTCGGCGAGCTGGACCTGTTCGACGGCTCGCCGCCGTGCCAGGCGTTCTCGACCGCGGGCAAGCGCGAGCGGGGATGGGGCGAGGAGCGCCAGTACGCCCACGGGGCCAAGCAGAAGAACGAGGACCTGTTCTTCGAGTTCTGCCGGCTGCGCGACGGCCTGCAGCCGCGGGCGTTCGTGGCCGAGAACGTGTCGGGCCTCGTGAAGGGCGCGGCCAAGGGCTACTTCCTGGAGATCCTGCGGCGGCTGAAGGTCGGCTACCGGGTCGAGGCGCGGCTGCTCGACGCGCAGTGGCTCGGCGTCCCGCAGCAGCGCCAGCGGATCATCTTCGTCGGCGCGCGCGAGGACCTCGGGCTCGAGCCCGCGTTCCCGGCGCCGCTGCCGTACCGCTACAGCGTCCGCGACGCGCTGCCGTGGATCGGGCGGGCGACGCTCGACATGGGCGGCAGCTTCAAGCCCGCCGGCGGCGGCGACGTGACCAACCGCCCGGCGCCGACGATCATCTCCTCGACGTCGCACCACATGAAGGTCGAGGCCGAGATCGTGGTCGGGCGCGGCAGCAGGCGCAGGCGCGAGAGCGGCGAGCCGTTGAGCGCGGACGAGCCGAGCATGTCGGTGCTGGCCGACGGCGGGCGGAAGAACAGCTCGCAGTTCATGGTGCAGTACGCCAACGGGCAGCCGCCGCGGGACATCACCGACCTCCCGGCCCCGACGGTCACCGCGGGCCCCGGCGACGGCAGCGGCGGCGGCCCGCGCAACCACTTCAAGATCGTGAAGAACAAGAACGCCGCGCACCGCGGCAAGGGCCAGGAGTACCCCGAGGACGAACCGGCGCCGACTGTGATGGCGCGGCGGTCGAACTTCGATGCGGAGATCGTCTACCGGGGGCAGAACGGCGGCAAGGACTACGGCGAGCGCCGAAGGTCCGTCGACGAGCCAAGCGCGGCGATCTCCTCGCATGGCTACGGAGCGGCGGCGAAGCACCAAGTCCACGTCGAGGAGCGCGTCGTCCAGAACTCGCGCTACGACAAGCAGGTCGACGTGACGGACGGGCCCGCGCTCACCGTCGGCACCCACGGGCGGGCGAAGTCGTCGAACCATCTGGAGGTCGAGGTCCGCAAGATCGCCAACGGCGACACCGTCCCGGACAACGTCGCGGCGACGCTGGAGGGCTACGCCGTCGGGGAGGAGTGGGACAAGCTCAACCCGGGCCAGCAGTCCGACAAGTTCTTCTCGCTGGTGCGGCCCGACGCGGGGAAGCCTTGCCCGACCATCACGGCGATGGGCGTCGGCAGCGTCAACCAGGGATCGCCCGGCGGGACCGCCGCCGTCACGCACCCGACCGAGAAGCGCAAGTTCACGATCGAGGAGCTGAAGCGGATCTGCGCCTTCCCGGACGACTTCGTCCTGGTCGGCACCTACGGGCAGAGGTGGGAGCGCCTGGGCAACTCGGTGCCGCCGGTCATGATGCGGCACATCGCGGAGGCGGTCAGGGACCGGGTGTTGCTTCCCGCGCGAGCCGCCGCCAGAAGCGCCGCGCCCGCCGGACGTTCGCCTCCTCGTTCCACCAGCGGTTCACGCCGGAAGGGTGCGGGCAGATCGCGATCCTGAAGGCCAACCCGGGAATCCAGACGAACGGCTTCAGCGCGCGCGGCAGGAAGAACGCCCGCGCGACGTGGTCGCCGAGCAGCACCACCGGGCGGTCGGAGAGGTCGCCGTTCATCATCATGCCGCCGGCGATCTCCTGCGCCTCGCGGAGCGGGAAGAGGTCGCCCTTCCCCGCCTTCCCGGGGAAGTCGGAGATCACGTTCACGCGCTCGAACAGGAGCGCGAAGTCGTCGGGCCCGAGGCCGCAAAGCTCGGCCAGCCGCCTTCCGCACCGCCCCGAAAGCGGCCGCGCCGGATCCGTGTTGGGACCCGGCGCTTGGCCGACGATCAGCGGTCTCCTCACGAGGCGCACCAGCCGGCGAGGATCCAGCGATCCTCGCCGCACCGCGCGAGCATCGGGAGCGACCATTTGTCGTGGTGGTTCTCGAAGATCCACTCGGCGGCCTCGATGTCGCTGGCGAACTTCCGGTCGCACTTGACCACGCCGATGCCCGCGGTCCCGAGGTGCCCGGTGTAGGGGCCGTGGCCGTTCTCGTGCCGCTCGGCCGCCTGGTAGTCCTCCGCCTTCTTCACGGCCTCCGTCCAGGTCTTGGCGCAGACGACGTGGCTGCAGGTGTGCGCGCCCACGGTTCACGCCTCCTGCGGCGCGACGAAGCGCGAGTAGTAGCGCCCGTCGCGGGTTTCGACCGACCAGCCCGGCATGCTGTGGCGGACGTAGTGGACCTTCGCCCGCATCGGGTGCGCCTCGATCCCGAACTTCTCGACGAGCTCCGCCATCGACGCGCCCTCGGGGCCGGACATGAACGTCGCGACGTCCAGCGCGGGGACCGGGCCGCCCTTCTTCGCCGGCGCGGCCTTCGCCTTCGGGGCCGCTTTCGCCTTCGGCTTGTTGGCCTTCGCCTTGGCGACCGTCTTCTTCCGCTTCTTCATCGTGCTCTCCTGTTTGGGCGCCGAAGCCTTGACCGGCGCGGTGATGACGGGCTTCGCGGGCTTGCCCGCGGTCAGTTCGTAGTTGCGCTCCCGCAGCTCGCGGAGGCGCTGAGCCTTCGGCCCGAGCTTCATTGCAGCACCCTCCCCCCGACGAGCCCGTCGAAGATCGACACGCCCAGGCTCAGCTCCTTTTGATGCCACCGGCCGACCTTCGCCTTGCCCCTCGCGTCGCGGACGATGTCGTAGAATCCGGCGATCTCGGCCTCGCTCGGCAGGGCGCTCTGCGCCGTGATCCAGAGGACCTCCTTGCGGTCTGCCTCCTTCGACGGGACCAGCTTGTCGGTGTTCGTCCCGACCGGGCGGACGACCATCCAGCCCTCGGTGATGACGACGACGCGGCTGGCGCTTCGCGCCCGGCAGATGTTCCTCACCGCGAGGATCGCGATCTCCTTCTGGGCCTGCCCGCCCCACGGCGCGCCGACCGGGATCACCCCGTCGGGGCACTGGATCAGGAACACCGGGATGTGTTCGCCCCTCGCGTCGAACGACCGCCTCGCGGTCTTCTTCGCCTGCTCGAACAGCTCAGACAGCGTCTTCATGCCGAAAAGCCCTCCATGTAATCGACGTACAGAAAGGCGTTATTGGCTGGGTCAAACCACGACCGATCCTGCCCGGCCTCAAGTCTGGTCTTCGCCTGCTCGGCGTCGGCTTTCGTGCCGTAAACGACGCACCAAGTGTCGGTGCAGTTGTCGCCGACGTCCGTGACGTAGTCCTTAACGACGACCCATCGGCCTTCCGTCTTTCGTGCCATTTCCTCCTCCTTAGTTGAGCGCCTTCGCGCGGTGAACCTTGACCTTCGAGTACGGCTTCGCGCAGCCCCTCTGCCAAGGGAACAACCCCTCGCGGTCGGGCAGGACGACCTGCATCACGCGGTACTTCTGGCGCTTCGCGCGGTGGTAGCTCGTCGCCTGGATCGTGTAGCGTTTCTTCACGCTCTCGGCGGCGTCGACGACGCAGGCCGGGCACTTGCCGCCCATCTCGACCAGCTCGCCGTCCTCGAACGGCTTGCCGCGCTCGAGCATCATCTTCGACAGCGCGTTGAGGATGTACTCGTCGTCGTAGAGTCCGACGATGAGCAGCTCCGGCAAGTTCCGGTCGCCGTTCCCGATGGTGTAGACGAAGGCGTCGTTCACCGGGTCCGACGACGGATCGCCGGGGAACACGCCGACCAGCGCGCGCCCGGTTCGCTCGATGTTGTCGAGCATCTGCTGGCGCACTTTCTCGATGTCTGAGTCGTTCTCGACGAACTTCATCTGCGAGCCTTCCGTTTTTCGATGATGAGTCGCTGGACTTCCTTCCAAAACGCGCCAGCCGGCGTTCGTTCGTTGTTCATCCGCGCGAAGACGCAGTGAATCTCGGCGTCGCGTCCGTATCGCTCGATCATGTGGTCGGCGGTTTCGGATGCAGTTCGTCCCGTCATCTGCGCGGTCTTTCCCTGTCATGCGCCGCGAGGAGAAGAGCCTCCGCGGGCGATAAGGCGGGGCCGAGGTAAGGCCCGCGCGCTGAGTAAACGTCGAGCCGATCACGGCGCGGCTTGACGTAGGCGATCAGGAGTTGACCCATCAGGATTCGCCCGTTCGAGATGGTGTAGGCGGGAGGCGGCCCCCGGAAATTTTCCGGGGGTTTCGCGCCGGCGTTCGTTCTGACCCAGCTCACGCAGCACCCTTGACGGGAGGGGCGACCTCGACGAGGCGGAAGTCTTCCGCCGACAAGTCGCGCTTCAAACCGAACCAAGTGCGAGCGTCGCCGGTCGAGGCGATGAAGGTCCCGTTCCGCCCCTCGATCTTGAAGAGGACCGGCTTCTGCGAGCGGCTGTTCTTCAGCCCGACGATCGTCAGGACGCGCCCTCCGAACGTGACCGGCTTGTTCAGCCACTCAGCCTTCATCCCGAGGTACTCCGCGTTGTTCGAGTAGAACAGCGCCTCGGGCGTCGTCTTGTTTCCGCTCGCGTCCTTCAGGTTCTCGTCGATCAAGGTGAGGCGATAAGAGATCGTCCCGTTGATCGGGTCGACCGTCGCGCTGCGCTTGCCGGTCTTCAGACCGAACTTTTTGCAGACCTCCTCGATCTCCTTGTCGAGCAGGGGCGCGATCGCGCGGAATTGTTTCAGGTCCATAAGTCGCTCCTTTAGGGTTTCGATGCGCCTATTCCTGTCGTGCGCGTGGAAAGTTGTCCACGCGGGAACACTATTTCGGGCATGGGCAGTGCTCGACCCATGACCCTCGGCCATGCCCGATTCCGTGGACTCTATAGAGGGCGCACCGCACAGTTCCGGGGTAGCAAAAATGGGAGATTCAAGATGGTTGAAAAACGCGAAACTACAGACGGACGTTTCGTTGAGGTCGCGCCGCGAGAGTGGTGGGACACTCAAGGCATCGACATCGTCCCGGAACGGGTTGTCGATGCCTATCTGGAGACCAAAAGCGACGTTGGAATCGTTGTGTTCAGAATGGAGGACCTCGATGCAACCGTCTGACCTGAGCCAATTCACCGGGACCGAACTATGGCATCGGCATCCTCTGAACCGGCGCTTCACCTACACCGACGGCGTCGCGTTCTTCGCCGAGCAGGCGAAGGCCTATTGGCTGCTCGACATCTTCGCGACCGAGCTCGCCGCCCCGCTCAAGCAGGCGGACGGGATGCTGTTCGTGACCTGCAAGGTCGAGGGCTCGAGCGCAGAGTTGTCGGCGGTGCGCGACGGCGGCGAGCCCCTGCTCTGGAGGCGGCGGATCGACTTCACCGACTGCCCCGAGGGGGAGTGGAAGTTCTACGTCGCGGAGGGCGGACCGGCGGGGTCGACCGTCATCATGCTCCCCTCTGAATACTGAGCGGAGATCGAAGGAGACAAGGGCGGGGCCGAAAGCTCCGCCCTTTTGATTCTGTAGCCCCGCGACGGCTCGTTCTCGATCGCCCACCCGAGTTTGCCGAGCGAGAGGCGCGACGTCTTCAACGCATGTTGAATCTGGTTGCGCGAGGTCGCCTGCTCGCCCAGGACGCCGCTGAACAGATCGTCGAACGGCGTCCACCTCGGATACCGATCAACGAGGAAGCTGACCAGCTCGACCGCCCGCGGCGTCGCCTTGAGCGCGAGGCCGCCAGCGATCAGGCAGTTCGTGCGGAGGTCGGCGGTCAAGTCCGCCGACGGCAGCAACCCTCCGCAGCACGGACAAAGGTTCGACGGCTTCCGCGCCGCCAGATCGTCGATGTAGGCTTTGCGGCGGTTCATTGCCCGTTCTCCAAAGTTATCCCCAGGCCGAACGATAAGCCCAGCGCCGCCGGCTCGTACAGGGGGGGAAAGTAGAATTTTTTCCCTTCACCGCCGCGCGCGGCTCGGATAGGATCCGGGGATGGATGCAATTCACAAATTCCTCGTCGCCGCCGACGAGGCCGGGATGCCTTAACATGGTCAAAATTGCACAGCACATAGCCGCCACCTCGAGCAGCCTAGGCTTGTTTTCAGTTCGCCGCCCGCCGTGCGTTGAGTACCCGGCGGGCGGCGGTGTGTTCGCGCCATGAGCGAAACCTTCCACATCGACATCGCGGTTTGCCAGGAC